CGTGCTCGAGGAACTAAAAAGAAAAAATAATGGCCAAACAAAAACCATTTGTTAGAAACTCAAGTATCCCGTTGGCTGAAACTCAGTTTGAGCCAGATGCTACTCGTGTTAAACAAACATATACAGCTTTTATGCCTGCTGATCCAACAAAAATTGTTGTTAAGCGTTGGGCTGATGGAGAGTATAGACAAAATCCTGATGGCTCAACTAGTACACATAAGATGGCTAGTTTTGAAGCAGATGGTAAGCATTACGCAGCTCCAACAGTTTATCCAAAAGATAGAAAAGGTACTAAGTCTCGTAATCCAAAAGATTGGTATGAAGCCCCTAAAAAGGGATGGGCATTTGCTGATACTGCTCAAGCACGTGGAGAATTGTATGGTCCATTTAAAAATTCTAAAATTGCAAAAGATTTTGCGGCTAATGGATATAAAAATCAAGCAACACAAAAAGCTGCAGCATCTAGATTAAATAAAAAGAAAAAGTAATGGCAGATATTAAGAACATGTTGGACCGATATGGACTAGCCGGTGTTAATAAACCTAAACGCCAAACAACAGGTGGTAAGTCACATGTTGTCCTAGCTAAAGAAGGTGACCAAGTTAAGTTAATTCGCTTTGGTCAAGCAGGTGTTAAAACTAACCAGACAGCTGGTCAACGTGAAGCTTTTAAATCTCGTCATGCTAAAAACATTGCTAAAGGTAAAATGTCTGCTGCATATTGGGCAGATAAAGTTAAGTGGTCACCGAGTAAAACTGCATCGCCATCTAAAAAATGGGTAAAAGGATCCTAATTTGGTCATGCTAAAAACATTGCATTGTGCAAATTGTAGGCTGTTTATTGGGCAAATAAAATTAAGTGTAGTCAGTAAAATACTGCATCTGCATCTAAAAAATAGGTAAAAGGTTCTTAATATGAAAAAGCTAAATAAATTAGGAGTAGAAAACTCTTTGTGGAATAACATCAGAGCAAGTAAAGGCTCAGGCAAAAAGCCTACAAAAGAAATGTTAAAGCAAGAGAAGAAGATTAAAAAGCAAGAGAAAAAAAAGTAATATCTTTGTAACATAAATAATAAATATGAAAAAGGTAACTAAAAAGACAGCGTTTGATATCAAAGAGGCAAGCAACCAAAAGCTTAAGCCTGGAGCTCGTAAGCACTATGCAGAAAATGCACAAGCTGCTATGAAAAACCAAATGAAGAAAAAGAAATAACATGGGAGTTTTAAACTACACACAAGCAGGGCGTGCCGCTGCCGTTACCCCGTCTAACACAGATAATATTCCTAGCGTATCAGGAGGAGAGAACACAGGATGTACTCTTTACACTGGATCAGGTGGGATTATTAAATTGATGACAATTGGTGGCGACATCGTTACATTCAATGCTGTTCCTGCTGGACAGATTTTACAGGTAAAAGTTTTGCGTGTTTACGCAGAAGTAACAACTGCAACAGGAATTGTCGCTCTTTGGTAAATGAACGAATCAGATTTGAAATTAGGAGTAATTAATCTTGTGGCATTTGCAATGTCATTTTCTAATCTTGAGTCTTGGTTCAAGGTTATCTTACTTGGTGTGACCATAGGCTACACAATTACAAAGTGGGTAATGTTGCTAAAAAAGAAAAATGAACCAATCGAAGATAAGTGATTTCTTAAAATCTAAAGGCGAATATTCACACACGAGACTCATTTCTATAATTGGGTCTTTTGTTGTTTTTGGGGCTTTCCTATATAACCCATCTAATAATGGTTTGCAAGATTTAATGGCCATTATTATCTCGGGTTCTTTAATTAACGCAACAGCATCTAAATTTTCTAAAAATGAAACTATCAGAACACCTGAGTCTAGCAGAAGTAACGAGGTCTGAGTATGCTAAAAGAAATGGTATTAATAATATGCCTAATGCAGAGCATACTGAAAATTTAATCGAATTGGCTCAAAAGATATTTGAGCCAATTAGGAAACATTTTAACAAGCCAATTTATATATCAAGTGGTTATAGATGCAAAGCATTAAACACAGCTATTGGTGGAGCTAAGAATTCTCAGCACATGAAAGGTGAGGCGTTGGATATCGACCAGGGGAATAGAAAGGAGAATATGGAGATTTTTGATTTCATCAAAAATAATTTAGAGTTTGATCAGCTCATCAACGAGTTTGGTTATGACTGGATACACGTGTCTTATAACACAAGTGGCAAGCAAGCCAAGCAAGTATTAGATGCTATCAAAGAAGGAAAGATAACTAGATATATTACACATAAATGAAAAATCTAATATTCATATTGTCGATTTTATTAATTGTATCTTGCAAACCGTTACAAAATGCAACGGTTACAAAAGAAATTGTTCGAATTGATACGATACGTGATTACAAAGTAATTACAAAATTTAACGCAGTACATGACACGCTAACTATTGAAAATCCGTGCGATTCTTCTGGCATTTTAACGAACTTTTATAGTCGAATTAGAATACCACAAGGTAAGGTAGTAGTTCGTTCAGTACAGGGCAAGATTCAGGCCACAGTAGATATTGATTCGATTGAGTCAGTATACCGTGAAAAGTATCGTAATAAACAATTATCTAATGTTACAAATTCTGCAAAAATTGTAACAAAAAATGAAATACCTAAATGGGTCATTTGGTTTATGGCTATAAGTGGTATTTTGTCTTTTTTATATATTAGAGAGAAAGTTAGTATTTTTGTAAAATAACTACCAAAAGATAATAGATGGCACGTATAAGTACATACAGTTTAGATACCAATGTAACAGGTTTAGACCGGTGGATTGGAACGGATTGGGAAAACGATAAAATAACCAAAAACTTTACAGCCGATGCTGTTGCTGCTTATTTAAACAATGTATCTTTAATTGATACTGGTCAATTTGCGTGGAACTATACTCCATACTCTAGCACACAAATCCAATCATCTAAAACATTTGCAAAGGTTGGATATGGTGCAAACACAATTAATATTAATAATTTAGGTGGTACAATTAGTGTATCTTATCTAACATTAGCAGGAACTGTACCTGGTACTTATATCCAACAACAATGGGTTAATAAAATTATATTAGTTCATAGCCCTGGACAGCCAAGCATCTATGCTCTTTATCGTGTTGACAGTGTTACTCAAGATGGTAATTATTATTTATTGAATTTGTATTTAATACAAGGAGTATCTTCCAATATTAACGCAAATGCATCATTGAGTTTTGGTTTATTCTCAGGAGTTTCTGGTTCATCAGGTTCTAGTGGAACTTCAGGAACAAGAGGTACATCGGGAACTTCAGGAACCACAGGTACTTCAGGGACTTCAGGAACCACAGGTACTTCTGGAACGTCAGGAACTAGTGGTACAACAGGAACTTCAGGTACTTCTGGGACTAGTGGTACATCAGCTACCTCGGGAACGTCAGGAACTAGTGGAACTTCGGGAACGTCAGGAACCAATGGTACAGGTGGAACGTCAGGTACTTCTGCAACATCTGGAACTAGTGGAACGTCCGGTACGACAGGAACGTCAGGAACATCCGGTTTTACGGGAGATAAATACTATACCACTTCTACTTCAACGTTTACTCTTGGAAGTGCAGGTACAATTACAGTTGGATTAGGTTTATCTTATACTCCTGCACAATCTATTATTGTAGTTTATAATTCAAGTAATTTCCAAGAATGTGAGGTTATTTCTTATAATGGATCGACTGGATCTTTACAATTTGCAGCACCTACACGTACTGTTGGTGGCGGAACATATTCACAATGGATAGTCAATCTAGATGGAGCTAGTGGTGGTGACGGATCTTCAGGTACTTCAGGTACTTCAGGTACTTCATCAACATCAGGAACATCAGGTACTACAGGTACTTCGGGATCATCAGGATCTTCAGGTTCTTCAGGTATAGATGGAACTTTTGGTACATCAGGTACATCAGGAACTAGCGGTACAGCAGGTACGACAGGTACATCAGGAACTAGCGGTACATCTGCAACAGCAGGTACTAGCGGTTCTTCAGGTACTACAGGAACATCAGGTACTACAGGTACTAGTGGTTCTTCAGGAACATCTGCAACGAGTGGTTCTTCGGGAACATCTGCTGTAGATGGTACTTCAGGAACATCAGGAGTTGATGGAACATCAGGTACTTCGGGCACAAGTGGCACATCAGGAACATCTGGTTCTGCAGGTACATCAGGGCGTAATGGTATTGACGGATCATCTGGAGCGGCTGTGTCTAACTGGTATGCATCATTCTCTAGCTCACAAACTCAAATTGTTGCTGGAGCAAATATACCAACTCCTATAACATATAATACTGTAGAGATATCTAATGGTATTACAGCAAGTGGATCACAAATACAGGTTCAGCATGCAGGTGTTTATGAGATAGGATACTCATTGCAAATAGAAAAAACTCAGGGTACTAACTCTGAGGTAGATATTTGGTTGAGAAAAAATGGATCTGATATTTTAAGAACAGATTCTATTTTAGGTATTGTATCTAACTCATCAACATCGCTTCCATACGTATCTGTAATTACTGATTTAGCGACAAATGATTATTTAGAGATTATATTTTATTCAGATAGTGAGCATGTTCAAATAACAGCTGTACCTGCACAGACTACTCCTGTTGCTATTCCTGCTGCACCATCTATTATTACAAATATTAAGCAAGTTGGTGTATCAGTAGCTTCTACATCAGGTACTAGCGGAACTACAGGAACATCAGGTACGTCTGCAACATCAGGTACAAGTGGTACTTCGTCTACATCGGGTACTTCAGGTACGTCAGGTACAACTGGTACATCAGGTACATCAGGAAACTCAGGAGACAGATACGCTACTACATCTGTTACAGCATTTACATTAGGTAGTGCAGGAACAATTACAGTTGGTGTTGGTTTGTCATATACCGTTGCTCAGTCTATTATCGTTGTTTATGATGCTAATAACTTCCAGGAATGCGAGGTTGTTGCTTATAATCCTTTAACAGGTTCATTACAATTTTCAGCACCATTTAGAACAGTTGGATCTGGAACATATACATCTTGGATAATTAACTTAGACGGTGCTAGTGGAGGTGACGGATCATCGGGTACAAGTGGTACATCCGGTTCATCTGCTACTTCAGGTACGTCAGGTACAACAGGAACAAGTGGAAGTTCTGGTACTTCAGGAACAAATGGAGCTTCAGGTCCAACAGGTCCAACAGGAGCAGCTGCAACTATTGCAGTTGGAACTACTACTACAGGAGCAGCAGGAACTAACGCTTCTGTTACAAATAGTGGCACAAGTTCAGCGGCAGTATTTAACTTTACAATCCCAAGAGGTAATACAGGTAACACAGGACCAACAGGTTCTCCAGGTCCTACAGGTCCTTCAGGTGGCCCAGGTCCTACAGGTCCTACAGGAGCTACTGGACCTACAGGTCCTACAGGTCCTACGGGTCCTTCAGGTGGTTCGTCTACACATACAGTTTCTCGTGCTCATAATATAAATACTAGTTGGTCTGGAGCAGGACAAGTTGCTATTTACCAAGGTGATTTACAAGGAGGAGGTACTTATGTTTGTACTGTTTATTTTGCAACTAACAATGGTAACTGGGGTGTATCTGTTTCATTTATGTTCTGCCCTTTTGCTACTACATATGGATGGGGAACAGCTGGTTGGGAGTATTCAGGTTTATTTTCAGGCGCAAGTACATCTTTTGATTGGATACGTTTTATATCTGAATCAAATGGTGGAGCATCATCAGGTATTAGATTAGCAATGGGTTATCAATTGACTGACAAAGGAGGAACTTTATATATTACTTGTAGAAGAATATTTTAAACAAATAAAATTATGGCTTACATTTTTCAATGGGACATCTTAGAAACGGAAGTGAATAGTGCTGATGCTGCATTCCCAGATACAATTAAAAGAATAAAATTTGCTATCATTACATATGACGTAGAGTCACAAGGAGATGAAACAACATTTATTATGAAAGATGTTTTTCTGCCAAATCCAACCGAGGAACATTTTATACCATTCAATCAGCTAAAACATTCTGATTTTGTCAATTTTATTATAAATACTTGTGGCACTTCAAATGTTGAGTATATGAAGAACAGTATGCTTGCTGAATTAGAGGAAAGAAAAAATAAAAAAATAATTAAATCTGAGATAAAGTCACCTTGGTTAAATTATGATGTTGTTATTCAAGAAAATATTCCTACATTTAAAAATGAATTAGAATACTTAATGTATAAAAATGATCAAAACTCTACTATTTGAAGCTGAATCTAATATAGATCAAACCAATTATTATACTTTTACTAATGCATTTTCTAATGAAGAAATAGAGTGGGTTCAGAATCTTGCAAATTTGTATGATTACCACAATGCTGAAACAGTAGGAAATTCTGATGATTCAATTAGAAAATCAAGAGTTAAATGGATTCATCACGACATAAAATCACATTGGCTTTATGAGAAGCTAATTAAAATGTGTGAAGAAGCAAATAATGCCCTTTGGAAATTTAACTTACATGGAGTAATTGATTCAATTCAATTTACTGAATATGAAGAAAATGGAGGTCATTATGATTGGCATATCGATATAGGCCCAGCTCCAATAAATCATAGAAAAATATCTATGGTTGTTCAATTGTCGGAAGCAGATAGTTATGAAGGAGGAGAGTTGGTTTTATGGAATGGACAAACTCCTGTTTTAGCTCCTAAAGGTATTGGAAATGTTATGATATTCCCATCCTTTCTGATGCATAAGGTAACACCAATGGAAAAGGGAACTAGAAAAAGTTTAGTATTGTGGATTGGTGGAGGAAGTTATAAATAATACTTAATAGCAGATATAATATCAATAGCAGTAATACTCCTTTGGCACTCAAAATGCTTAGGAGTATTTTTGTTTACAGGGCACCAATCCCAGTCTCCTTTGTCGAATTTATATTCATTGCTATTCCAACATCCGTGGCAAACTTTTTTGTTAGTAATTCTAATGCAATCAAACTCGTGATCATCTTTAGTAAAATTACTTATCATTACAACTTGCTTGTCTAATGCCCATGCAAGCCAACTAAGTCCACTTGATAAACCAATAAAAAATTCACTATTATAAATAACGCTCATTGTATTTTCAATGCTAACGTTGTCAATCTTCTCGCAATTATCAAATGGGTTATCTTCCTTAGATACATTAATCACCTTGTATCCACATGCGTGTAAATAATTTATTGTTTCTTGCCAAGCTTCTCTAGTCCAAAACTTGCATCCTGATGTTGAGTTTGTTGCAATCGTAACATACTTTCCATAAGTATTTTTACGCTTCTTAAACTTTATCCGTGGCTTTAGTTCTTCAAAATCTAAACCTAATATATTAGTAATCGTTTCTTGCAGTCTTACTGTGTTAGGCATTAAAGGCTCTTTATTGGAATCATAAAACCAGCCTATATTATATTGGCCATATATCCCATCAACAACAGTACCTGGTTCAACAAATTCTAACTCAGGGTAGTTGAATAACTTATTCCAGAATGTTGAAATTACCACATGGCATTCGTGTTTTTCTTTAAATGCTAATACATAAGGTATCCATGCAAGTGTGTCTCCAAGTGACGACGATTCAAATGATATTAATACCTTCTTGTCTTTGTATGACAGCGTGCTCTCGTACACGAGATCATCATTCTCAAATACTTTAGTTGTCCATTCGGTAAAATATTTCCGATTTAACTTAACCCAAGAGTTGGACTTAATTGTATTCTCGTAGTGGCATTTTCCTTTCTCATCAAAAAACTGAACTTTAAAATCAAATTCTACAGGCGACTTAAGTTCTAAGTATGGACCATCAATAAAGTTTTGTATTAATGTCACATCTTGGTCCTCTTTCTTATTATTCAATGTATGCTTGTAGAAGCCTAAATATTCAATGCCAAATATCTCTGTTGTCTCGTATTTTGGTTTCTCGTAGTTTGCCTTTATTGTTCTAAGGTCCGTGTCAATAGGCTGTATATACTTATCGTACATACCGCAGTATTGTGGCAAGTTGTGAGCAATGATTGGTAAGCCATAACTAATCGCTTCTCTCAGCACAAGTGGATTGCATTCCCATGTAGAATTAAACATAAAGATGTCAGCACCAAACATAAAGTTTGATACATCCTCTCTTTCTCCATGCACAATTACATTCTTTGGTAAGTCTTTCATTAAAGGCTCCCAATAGTGCTGAAAGTTACCTGCTTGATTGCCAACAAAGTGAAACGTAAAATCAGGATACTTTCTAGCTATCTCGATACCTTCTGCTTGGTTCTTGCCTGGTGTCCATAGTCCAACATTTAACACGTTTTTTCCCGTTGGTAGAATAGTTCTTTCTTTACTATCAATTGGATAATTAATGACTTGCTTGTAAGATGGTAAACTCTCAAAAGTCTTGTAATGATATGGCGTGCAGAATGCATAAGAGTCAGGATGGAACAATGTCTCTTTGATAGGATCAAATGCAATGTCATGACAAGTCTCTACTATTCTATAGTCTCTGTTATTACTATACAACTTAGCCATGATGCTATGGTCAAATCGTTCAGCAGGCTCATGCAAATGAATAATATCAGGCTTGAAGTCACTTATCGCTTTGAACAGCAATGTATTATCCTCGAATAGAGTAGTAAAGTTCTTGCCTACAATTTCTTTTATCTTATTACGCTGAACGACATAGTCTAAACTGTAACATTGATATTCAACAACATATGGTATAATCTTTCCATCTAAAGCTTCTAATGTCTTAAGTACAAATGCAGGCATACCCCCCGTTGAAAGGTGTGGTACTAAATACATTACTTTAATTGGATTAATCATATCTATCATTTTATTGTATTTCTTTTCTCCGTGGTAGAAGAGTAGTCGTTCTTTGTATGCAGGTATCCGAACCCAACTAGCCATCATGTAGTCTGACCCTGTGAATATGTCCATGCTGTTTACTCTGTCTACCATGTCCTTCTTACCATTCACATAGATATATGGCAACCCATCATGAAAGTTATACTTCCAAAGTAATACGTTTAATATTGTCTCCTCATTATACGCAGCATAGTAGTCGTTGTTTTCAAGTATCTGTGGATGCGTACACATGTCGTACCACTCTTTAAGGAAGTCTATGCAGTTTCTATTTGCAACAAAGTATCCTGTTTGTCTGTATCGTTCTCGAACGTATTGATTGACACCAAATAACTCGCATGCAGGATGCTCAAGTGTTGTACTCAGGTCATCTTTACTTTCAGCCCCTCCCCTGTCGCCCACATGCAAGTAATCATAGATACCCTCCACAAAGTAGGGGATAGGTGATGACTCATTGAACATATTAAAAATAGTTGATGCATATTTAGTTGCAACTGAATCAGAGTCTACATAGGCAACTGTTTCTGCATACTTTAAAGCATCAGCAACTACAAGTGGTCTTTGAATTAAAATTTTATAAATGTCTAGACTTGTACGGTCTATGTATTCTTTTTGATCTGGATTTATAGCATCGCAATCCCATCTGATAGTAAAGGTTGCATTCTTAATCTGCCTATCCGAGTTTAGCATATATACTAGCGTTGGAATGCTAGTATGGTAGTTTAATGATTCTACGCATGCTTCTATTGTTTCTGCGTATGATTCAGTTGCGTATAATACATATGCTTGCTTCATAATCCAAATTTAATTAATATTGTATCAAAACACAATCTAAATGAACATAGAAGTTAGTATTGGAGAAGCATTAGATAAGTTATCTATCCTAGGAATTAAAATGGAAAAGATAAAGGATGAAGCTAAGTTAGAGAATGTATCAAAAGAATACTACATGATTCTTGATTTAGTTGAAGAAGATATGCTTCAAGATGAGCTATATGATAAACTTAAGTTTGTTAATAGAAGACTATGGGAGATTGAGGATGAGATCAGAGTTTGTGAGAAACACGGAGACTTTAATTTAAATTTTATTAGACTAGCACGTGCTGTGTACCACAGAAACGACGAGCGTGCGGATCTTAAAAAGCAAATTAATTTAAAATACAATTCTAATATAATTGAAGAAAAACATTATCAAGGATATTAGTAAAAGAAAATTGTTAATTTTACGGAATAAATAAATAAAATAAAAATGAACAAATTAGAAGAAGAAGAATTAGAGCGTTTAAATAATGCAACAAAATCATTGCGTGATGCACGTACAATGATTGCTGATATAGAAATCTCATTATATCGTTTAGAATCAAAAAAGAAATCAGTTCTATTTAATGCAGAACAAGCAGCTGAGGAGTTAAATAACATCCAAGGTGAGCTTCAAGCAAAATACGGTAACGTATTAATTGATACTCAGACAGGAGAGATAAAAGAAGATAACCATGATAATTCGTAAATTATCTGTTGGCGTTGACTACAAGTCATCAATGAATTATATTACCGGTCAGTCAGTTCTGAACGGCAATTATGTTATTCACTTAATTAAGATAACGGATGCTGGCTCCTATCAGATTTTTATTGAACAAGATAAAGAAATTGTTCTATGGAAAGAGATAGGTAGCACAGTTCCAGTATCGGTAGAGTACAACATAGAATTCTAATAAAATGAAGTCTCCTTTTTATTTTGTCGTCAAATCAAGAGACGGCAAACGCTACGACAATGAGCGTAACGGAATTATCATTTCTACTTCTAAAGAGGACCACCTAGCAACAATGCGTGAGGCTGTTGTCATCTCTACTCCTATTGGATATGAAGGTCCGATAGAGCCAGGCGATATGGTGCTTGTTCATCACAACACTTTCCGTATTTACTACGACATGCGTGGTAGAGAAAAGTCATCATGGAATTACTTTATGGATGACTTGTTTTTTATTGATGACCCATATGCTTACAAAAAAACAGATGGCACATGGAAAGGAATTGGCAGATATGTATTTGTTTCTCCTGTTGAGAACGACTACACTGGCATTACCACTGTTGACACGGAAAAGCCTCTTGTAGGCACGATTAAGTTTGCAAATGAAGAAGTACTTAGCCTAGGCATAAACGAGGGCGACACGGTCATATTTGAGCCTGAATCAGAGTATCCTTTTTATGTGGACGGAGAGAAAGTTTATCGAATGTATACCAAGAATATAACAATCAAATTAAATGAACAAGATAACGGACTTAAAGAAACGCATAATTGATTCTGGGTATAAAGCCGTTGAAGAATTAATTAAGGTTGCAGAAGAAAAGATTGTAACGCATGCTGAGGATGACCTTAGTGCTGATAAGTTAAAGAATGCCGCTCAAGCAAAGAAGCTCGCCATCATGGATGCGTTCGAGATTCTTAAGCGTGTAGAAGAAGAGAATAATATCATTGAAGGCGTAGTTAATAACCAAGTCAATACAAACAGAGGGTTTGCAGAATCTAGAGCTAAAAGCAAATAATTATGGAAGTCTTTGTTGTTGACAATACAATTAATGATATAGATTCTTATGTTTCTGAAATTTTATCAGGTCAATTTATAGACGTGGTTGCAGGGGATAGTATTTTTAAAGGTATACAACCAAGAGAATTTGATTCTTTAGCATCCATAATAAATGATAAATTCCCTGATTATCAGATAACATATAATTTTATTAGACAATCTCCTAAAGGTCAAATAGAACCTAACTTTATTCATACAGATGATATGATGGGAGATAAGACAGCAATATTGTATTTAAATAAAAAAGAAAATAAACTTGACGGAACTACATTGTATGACAATGATAATAATCCAATATTAATAGTTAATGCTAAATACAATAGATTATTTGTATTTGATGCTGAAGTTCCGCACGCTAGAAATATATACGAGAACTTTGGAAGCGGAGATGAGTCAAGATTAATTCAGGTTATTTTCATGAAAAAGAAATAATGAGTTTACACAAACTTCTTGTTGATGTTATACCACAGAAAGTTCTTGATAAAAAGAACGCTAAGAATCAGTGGGAGTATGGATGGGATCCTGAATATGATATTGTTATTATATCTAAAGACGGTACCGTTGGAGACATCTATGAGATACAAGGCTTGAAAGTTGCTCTTCCACAGACTCCTAATAAAGTTGACTACAAAGGCAACAAGTGGGAGTATACTGAATTGCCTAAAGAACTATCTCGCATCAAGACAATCTTTGATTGGAACCGACGTGATAATTCTTTTAAGAATCAATGGGTTGACTTTATCGAGCAAGAATTTGATCGACGTGAACTTGGCTATTGGTTCATCAACAATAAGGTAAAAACTTACATTACAGGTCACCATTACATGTACCTACAATGGAGCAAGACTGACGTAGGCCATCCTGACTTCCGTGAGTCGAATAGAATATTCTTTCTGTTTTGGGAAGCATGTCGTGCAGATCCAAGATGTTTTGGGATGTGTTACCTAAAGAACCGTCGTTCTGGATTTTCGTTTATGGCCTCCTCGGTATCAGTTGATATTGCTACTCTTGCAAAGGATGCACGTATTGGTATGGTCTCTAAGACAGGACCAGATGCTAAGAAAATGTTTACTGATAAGGTTGTTCCAATTGCCAACAACTACCCATTCTTCTTTCAGCCCGTACGTGATGGTATGACCACACCAAAGACTGAACTTGCCTTCCGTGTACCTGCTTCTAAGATTACACGTAAGAACATGGACCAAGAGCAAGATGAAGAAATAGACGGACTAGATACATCGATTGACTGGCGTAACACAGCAGACAACTCGTACGATGGTGAGAAGCTTAGATTCTTAATTGAGGACGAGGCTGCCAAGTTAGAGAAACCAATGAACATCGAGAATGGGTGGCGTATTCGTAAGACTTGTCTTCGACTAGGAGCAAGGATTATTGGTAAGTGTATGATGGGATCAACATCCAATGCACTAGATAAAGGTGGAGAAAATTATAAAAGATTATATGAAGATTCTAATGTTAGGAAACGCAATAAGAACGGGCAGACTCTTTCGGGTCTGTATGCTTTATTTATACCGATGGAGTATAATTTTGAGGGATATATTGATGAGTACGGCCACGCTGTACTAGATACTCCTGAGAAGCCAGTTCGTTCAGCTGAAGGAACATGGATTACCCAAGGTGTTATTGAGTATTGGAACAATGAGGTTGCATCATTAAAGTCAAATCCTGATGCGCTTAATGAATTCTATAGACAGTTCCCTAGGACAGAGTCTCACGCTTTTCGTGATGTGACTAATTCATCTATTTATAACTTAACCAAAATATATCAGCAGATAGATTACAACGATGGCATGATAGCTGATCGTGTACTAACGAGAGGATTTTTTCACTGGAAAAATGGTGAGAAGGATACAGAGGTTATTTGGACACCCGACAAGAGCGGTCGGTTTATCGTGTCCTGGATTCCAGATATTGCAATGCGTAATAACTATATAACTAAAAATGGAATCAAATATCCTCTCAATGAACACGTTGGTGCTTTTGGATGTGACCCTTATGATATTTCGGGTGCTACTTTTGGTGGGTCGAATGGTGCTCTTCATGGTCTCACTAAGTTTAATATGGAGAATGCTCCGTCAAATGCGTTCTTCTTAGAGTACGTTGCTCGTCCACAGACTGCAGAGATATTCTTTGAAGAGGTACTTATGGCTTGTGTATTCTATGGCATGCCCATACTTGCAGAGAATAACAAAGCACGTCTACTCTATCACTTTAAGAATAGAGGCTATCGTGGTTTTTCTATGAATAGACCCGATAAGCATAAAGCAAAATTGTCTTTCACTGAACTTGAGATTGGTGGAATACCGTCTTCAAGTGAAGACATGAAGCAAGCGCACGCAGCAGGTATCGGAACTTACATTGAGAAATATGTAGGATACGATTTAGAAGGTACATACCGAAACCCAGATGAGATAGGTAATATGCCATTCAATAGAACTCTTTTAGATTGGTCTAAATTTAACGTGAACGATAGAACGAAGTATGATGCTTCGATTAGTTCTGGTTTAGCGATTATGGCAAACCAAAAGCATATTTATATGCCGATAAAAAAAGAGTCAAAAATAAGCATTAAATTTGCAAGATACGATAACAGCGGTTCAGCGAGTAGACTGAAAATAATATGAACGACCCTTTAATAATGATTAATCCGACCAACTTTCCGACACAGTTGGCGACAGATGCAGAAAAAGCTTCTAAAGAATTCGGATTAAAAGTAGGACAAAGTATCATGTGGGAATGGTTTGCCAAGACAGGTAATAACTGTCGATACTATTCTCAATGGATTGATTTTCATCGCATTAGATTATATGCTCGTGGAGAACAACCAATAGCAAAATACAAAGATCAATTCCAAGTAGATGGGGATATGTCACATATCAACCTAGACTGGACTCCTGTTCCCATCATCCCTAAGTTTGTTGATATCGTTGTTAATGGGATGAATGACCGTCTTTTTGAGGTTAAGGCATATGCGCAAGATGCAATGTCTATCGAAAAAAAGAGCAAGCATCAGGAAATGGTTGAGGCAAATATGCTATCAAAAGATGTTCTGATGCAAATCAAAGAGCAGTTCGGAGTAGATACTTTTGATGTTAATCCTGATGAGTTACCGGCTAATGAAGAAGAGTTGAGCTTATACATGCAACTCAAATATAAGCCTGCTATTGAGATTGCAGAAGAGGAAGCCATTAATACAATTTTAGATTTAAATCATTATAATGATGTTAGGAAAATGGTTGACTACGATATCACTACAATTGGTATCGGTATGGTTAAGCATTCATTTGTACCTGGAACTGGAGTAAAAGTAGAATATGTGGACCCTGCAAATATGGTATATAGTTACACGGAGTCACCAACTTTTGACGACTGTTTCTATTTTGGCGAAGTTAAGCAAGTACCTATTACTGAACTTATTAAAATCAAACCTGACATTACTAATGAAGAGCTTGCGGAAATTCAGCAGCTTGGTACAGCTTGGTATAATTACTATGGCGTACTTCGCCCTTATCGTAGCGACCTGTTTAACAGAGACGTTGTTACTTTATTGTATTTCAATTATAAGACTGATAAAACGTATGTCTACAAAAAGAAATACACGGAAAACGGAGGAACAAGAGTAATTGAGAAAGATGAAAACTTCCAAGTTCCAGAAGGAATGGAAGAGCGTTTCGAGCGTATTGAAAAACGTATTGATGTTTGGTACGAAGGTGTTATGGTTATGGGATCAAGTTACCTATTAAAATGGGAGCTTGCTAAGAATATGGTTCGCCCTAAGTCTGCATCTCAGTATGCTTTGCCTCAGTATATTGCTGTTGCACCACGTATGTACAAAGGAGTTATTGAGTCATTGACTCGTCGTATGATTCCGTTTGCTGACTTGATTCAATTAACTCACTTAAAATTACAACAAGTATTACAACGTGTTGTACCTGATGGTGTTTACATTGATGCTGATGGTATCAACGAGGTTGACTTGGGTACAGGAGCAGCATACAATCCAGAGGATGCATTAAGATTATATTTCCAAACGGGTAGTGTTATTGGACGTAGTTCAACTGTCGATGGTGAATTTAACCATGGTAAGATACCTATCCAAGAACTTAATACCAATAGTGGACAAGCTAAGATTACTGCGTTGATTAATGCATACAATCAATACTTGTCAATGATTAGAGATGTAACAGGATTGAACGAAGCTAGAGATGCTTCCTCTCCAAATCCTGATGCATTAGTTGGCGTACAAAAACTTGCTGCGTTAAACTCTAACACAGCGACACGTCATATCTTAGAAGGAAGTTTATTTATTACTCGTCGCTTATCTGAGGCTTTGTCATGTCGTGTGGCTGACATCTTAGAGTATTCTGATTTTAAAGAACAATTTACTTTACAGATTGGTAAGTTTGCTGTAGGTATTCTTGATGAAATCAAAGAATTATACATGTATGACTTTGGTGTATTTATTGAGGTATCTCCAGACGAGGATCAGAAAGCACAACTTGAGGCTAACATTCAGATGGCTTTACAGCGTGATCAGATTAGTCTAGAGGATGCGATTGATATTCGTCAGATGAAGAATCTTAAACTTGCTAATGAGTTGCTTAAGTTTAAGCGTAAGCAGAAGCAGAAGCAAGACATGGAGCAAGAGCAGGCTAAAATTGAAATGCAAACTCAAGGTAACATCCAGTCATCTCAAGCATCTGCACAAGCAGCATTACAAAAAGTTCAAGCTGAGGCTGGTGCTAAAGCACAACTTGCTCAAGCACAAATGCAGTTTGATATTCAACGCATGCAAGCTGAGGCTCAAATCAAAGAGCAGTTGATGCAGAAAGAGTTTGAATTCAATATGCAACTCAAAGGAATGGAGGTCGAGAGGATAAAACAACTTGACATGGATAAGGAAAAGGCTAAGGATAACAGAACAAAACTACAAGCCACACAGCAGTCAAAATTGATTGAACAACGTCAAAAAGACTTACCTGCCATGAACTTTGAGTCTGATGAAGATTCGCTTGATGGCTTCAGTTTAGAGGAGTTTAATCCAAGATAAATTTATTTATTACTTTTGTGCAAATTAAATTAAATAATAATGGAAAATTTTCAAGTAAAACTGGTAGACTTTGAAGAGAAGTCTGTCCAAGAAGTAGAAGAAAATCTACTTAAAGTACATGAGGAAAAAACAGGTATCCCTCAAATTGAGGAGCAAGAAACCTTAAAAGTAGAAATCCCTGCTGAACCCGACACAGCAAATGATTTCAAAGGAGAAGAGCAATCGACTCCACCTGCGCCATCATTTGATGACGAAGACGTTCTTTCATATATTAGAAGCAAGTATAATAAAGAAGTTGATACTATCGACGACTTGTTTAAACCAGTTGAGGCACCTCAGGAATTATTACCTGAAGATGTATCAGCTTTTTTAAAGTTCAAGAAAGAAACAGGTCGTGGGTTAGAAGACTTCTATCGTGTTAATCAAGATTTTTCAAATGAGAAACCGGAGCGTTTATTAGCTACGTATTTAAAAGAGATGAATCCTGAGTTAGACGATGAAGATATCCAATATGAAATGGCTGATAGATTTGGCTATGATGAGGAGATGGATGACGAGCGTGATATCAAGAAGAAAAAACTTGCATTTAAAAAAGAGCTAACTAAGGCATCGAAGTATTTTGATGAACAGAAAGAGAAGTATAGAACGCCACTCGAGTCGATTGGCACATCGTCTATCTCTCAAGAAGATCAGCAAGCTTTGGAGTCTTATAAGCAATACGTAAGCCAAGCAACTGCACAACAGCAGGAGCAGGCTAAGAAATCTGAATACTTTGTTCAGAAGACTAATGAATTATTCAACAATGAATTTGAAGGTTTCAAGTTCGGTATTGGTGATAAGGATTTGTCTTGGAAACCTAGTAATCCAGAAGACTTAAAAAACAAGCAACTAGACATATCTAAATTCTTCAATAATTTTATTGATGAAAAAGGATATATCAAAGATGCTAAGTCGTATCACAAGACAATGGCAGTTGCTATGAACCCTGACTCTTTTGCAAAGTTCTTTTACGAACAAGGCAAATCTGATGCAATAGATGAATCTGCAAAGCAGAGCAAAAATATTGATATGGGTAGCGTTCGTACAACAGGGCAACCACTAGATAAAGGAGGATTTAAAGTAACATCATTGGACAGCGATCACGGCAATAGATTAAAAATTAGAAAACTTTAAAAAACAAAAACAAAAAAAATGGCTGGATCAGTTCAAAGTACCCCAGGCTTTGCTTTACAACCGTCAGCGGTAAAAGCTACATTGCCTACAAACTACATCACTAACTTCGACTTCATGAATCAGTATCTTCCAGATACTTATGAGAAGGAATTCGAGCGTTATGGTAATCGCTCTATTGCATCTTTCTTACGTTTAGTAGGAGCTGAGATGCCGTCTAACTCTGACTTAATCAAATGGGCAGAGCAAGGACGTTTACACACAAAATATGTTAACGTAACAACTACAGCTGTAGCTGGATCTGATACTGCAACATGGACTGTGAATGACTCTAACGTAACTGTTAACTTCCGTGTTAACCAAACAGTTTTCTTGTCAGCTAACTCTGGTTCTGCTTCTGACAAAGCTGTTATCACTGCAGTTAACTCTACTAACGACACTTTCACTGTAGCTTACTACGCAGGTGGTGGTCAAACTATTGCGGCTAATGCTGTTTCTACGGCATTCGTTTACGGTTCTGAATTCACTAAGGGTTCTACAGGTATGATTGGTTCTTTGGAATCTGAAGATGTATTTTTCGAGAACAAGCCTATCATCATCAAGGACAAGTACACTGTATCTGGTTCTGACATGGCTCAAATCGGTTGGGTTGAAGTAACTTCTGAGAACGGTGCTACTGGATACTTATGGTACATCAAATCTGAGCACGAGACTCGTTTACGTTTCGAAGACTACTTAGAGATGTCAATGGTTGAAGGTGTTCCTGCAGAAGCTGGTTCAGGTGCTTTAACTTACTTAACAGTTGCTGCTTCTCAAGTACAACCTGGTGCTGCTGGTACTGAAGGTTTATTTGATGCTGTTGCTACTCGTGGTAACGTATGGGCAGGTGGTAACCCAACTACTTTAGCGGATTTCGATTCAATCATCCAACGTCTTGACAAGCAAGGTTCTATCCAAGAAAACGTAATTTTCTTGAACCGTAACTTCTCATTCGATATCGATGATATGTTAGCTTCTCAAAACTCTTACGGTACAAACGGTACTTCTTACGGTTTGTTCGATAACGATGAGAACATGGCTTTGAACTTAGGTTTCAAAGGATTCAAGCGTGGTTATGACTTCTACAAGACTGACTGGAAATACTTGAACGATGCAACTCTTCGTGGTGGAATCGTAGGTGGAGCTATCAACGGTATCTTGGTACCTGCAGGTTCTACTACAGTTTACGATCAAATCTTAGGTAAAAACGCTAAACGTCCGTTCTTACACGTTCGTTACCGTGCTTCTGAGACTGAAGATCGTCGTTACAAGACTTGGATCACAGGTTCTGCTGGTGGTGCTCAAACTAGCGACCTAGATGCAATGGAGGTTAACTTCTTATCTGAGCGTGCATTATGTACACTTGGTGCGAACAACTTCTTCTTGTTCGAAGCATAGTAAAATATTGGGGAGGAGCAATCCTCCCCTTATTTATTTTTAAAACTTAAATTATAATCAAATGTCAAAAGTAACTATCGAGGACAAGATGTATGTCCTTAAAAGAAAAACATTCCCAATGTCATTAATGTTGGCTTCGAGAAATTCTGCTCGTAAGCCATTATTATGGTTTGATGAACAAACAGGACAGAATCGTCCATTGCGTTACGCAACAAATCAGAAGTCACCATTTGAAGATGAACAAGATGGCCACGCTATCTTAGAACCAATTATCTTTGAAGACGGTCTACTTACTGTACCAAAAACTAATCAAGTATTACAAAAATTCTTATCATTTCACCCAGGTAATGGCGTGATATTTGAAGAAATAGATACTAAGAAAGATGCATCTGAGCAAATCGATTGGATTTACGTTCAGATGGATGCATTGAATGCAGCTCGTAACTTAGACTTAGCTACTAAAGAAGCTATCGGTCGTATTCTACTTGGTTCTCGTGTAGATAAATTATCTAGCGAAGAATTAAATAGAGATATCTTATTGTATGCTCGTAACAATGCACAAGAATTCTTAGACATCTTAGATGATCCTGAATTACGTTTACGTAATATTGCTGCTAAAGCTTTACAAGAAGGATTGTTTTTACTTAAAAACAACAATAGAGATATCTACTTTAACTTTACAGAAAATAAGAAAAAATTAATGGGTATCCCATTTGGTGAAGACCCAGTTAAATTACTTATGGCTTATCTACAAAGTGATGATGGTCTTGAATTGTATAAGATGATCGAGAAAAAATTGAAGTAATACTAAGGGAGGACAAAAGTCCTCCTTTTTTTATATCTTTGTCATCATGATAAATTCGGTTAGAAATACTGTAATGTCCATTCTTAACAAGGATAATAATGGATATATAACTCCTGAGGAATTTAACTCGTTTGCAAAGCAAGCTCAGTTAGAAATCTTCAATCAATACTTCATTGACTTTAAAAACTCTAAGCTAGAAGATTTTAAAGGAATGGAGTCTTCTGGATATTCAGATATCACAAAACAGATGGATCAGACGATTGATTATTTTTCTAGGAATGTAAACCTAGTTTATAATTCAACATCGCAAACATTTGCCATGCCTACTGGATGGTTTTTACTTAATGCGTTATATTATAATCAAAAAGAGATTGAACATGTAGACCAAAGAAACGTCTATAAATTGTTACAATCTAACTTAACAGCACCAAATACATTGTATCCTGCATATGTTATGCAAGGAGATAGCTTAACAGTATATCCATTAACAATTACAAGTGGTGTTGAAACGTATTATGTTAGATTTCCTTACGATCCAAAATGGACATATACAGTAGTTAATGGTAGCCCGTTATTTAATCAGTCGGCTAATGACTATCAAGATTTTGAATTAACAACTTCAGACTTTCCAAAATTAGTTGTTAAAATTTGCGAATACGCTGGCACAAGTATCAGAGAGCAAGAGGTAGTAGCAAATGCTAAACAAGAAGAGATGTACATGGATCAAATGGCACAATAATGACTCAAGAAGAATATTATACCAATGACGGGGTTACGCCTACAGATGCTAACTGGGGTACATACCAAAACGTAACATTAAAGGAAGTTGTTAATAACTTCCAATTAATGTATGTAGATGACGGAGATTTATTAAATAATATAAATCGTTACAAGATTTTATTTCATGCAAAGCGTGCGATACAAGAATTACAATATGATGGCAACAGAGTTGTAAATACTTTGCAACTTGAGGTTGGTGATAATTTAAAATTTGTATTGCCTCCTGACTATGTAAACTGGGTTCGCATCTCATTATTCTGCGGAGGGGTATTATACCCTATGCATGAGAACTTGCAAGCTAATTCTGCTACAGAATTCTTGCAAGACCAATATTATAATATTCTTTTTGATGAAGACGGAGAGGCTTTAATTGGTACATCTAAATTAGATGAGTCTCGACTTATTGGTTTAAATCAGTGTTATTGCGAATACAATGATCAGTGGGGATGGTATGTAGATGGATTGTGGTATTTTAATTATGGACTTGGTCAATACTACGGTCTAAATACTGAAGCTGCTACAGCTAATCCTACATTTACTATTAATAAAACAGAAGGTGTAATTAACTTTAGTACAGGAGTACATCGTCAATCAGTAGTATTAGAGTATATATCTGACGGATTATATGGATTATCAGATGAACAAATTCCTGTTCCAAAATTAGCTGAAGAATATATTTATTCTTACATTAAGTGGGCAATTTTAAATACAAAGGCTAATCAGCCTGAGTACGTTATTAATAGAGCACGTAAAGAAAAAGTCTCCAATTGGAGAAATGCTAAAATTAGATTAAGTAATTTACATCCTGGCAGACTCTTAATGAATATGAGAGGCCAATCTAAGTGGATAAAATAAATGGCAGAATTACAAAGAAATTTCTTGCAGGGAATAATGAACACGGATTTAGATCCTCATTTTTTACCTGATGGACAGTACGTTTATGCTTCAAATATAGCAGTAGGTGATTCTGACTTATCTCATGTTGGAGTAGCCCATAACTATTTAGGGAATTCACTAGTTAATGCAAATATTAATTTAGTGAATGCACGATGCATTGGAGCGATTTCTGTTGATTCAAGAAATTTGATTTATTGGTTTGTTGCATCTGACTTTGCTGATGCCGTATATGAATATAATTCTGAGGAAGATCTTACGTTTGTTGTATTAAAAGCAACCAAAGCATCTCCTACCGCAAAGACAACATTAAATTTTAGCAAAGATTATTTAATTACAGGCGTTAACTATTTGAACGGAATGTTATTCTGGACAGATAACTTAAACCCTCCTAGAAAAATAAATGTTAACACTGCTAAGAACTATAGTGTAAATGGATTTACCGAAGAGGATATTAACCTTATTGTAAAGCCACCATTAAAAGCACCTTCTGTTTCATTAAGCAATACAGCAGGTGTTTCTAACTTTTTAGAGGATAAGTTTTTATATTTTTCTTATAGATATAAATACGCAGATAACGAGTACAGTGCGATTGCTCCATTCTCTCCTGTTGCTTTTGGAGCAAGACCATACAACTTTGATTATGGTGTTTCTGAGAACAAGTCTATGACTAATTTGTTCAATACAGCTACAATAACTTATGATAAGGGAGGTGCAAATGTTAAAGAGATTCAATTAATATATCGTGATTCGTCAAGCATTAATGCTTACATCGTTGATACTATCAAGCGAAGTTCATTATCTTCATCACAAACTCAAACTTATACATTTAAAAACGACAAAGTCTATACTGTTTTAGATGCTGATCAAATTAATAGATTATTTGACAACGTTCCATTAAAAGCAAAAGCTCAAGACTTAGTAGGAAATAGACTTATATATGGTAACTATACACAATTTTTTGATTTAGTAGACTGTAGTACGTCTCCTATTAATCCAGTGTATTCGTTATCAGTTATAACAACAGATGTTGTTCCTTCTAATCCTCAACCTACATTTAAAAGTAATAGAGGATATGAGGTAGGAATTGAATATTTAGATGAATATGGTAGGCTTTCGACAACAATTGTTAGCACTACAAACACTATATTTATTCCTGCTGCAAATGCTACAAAGTCTAATAACATTCGTGTTACAATCGATAAGTCTTTTGCGCCACCTTGTTTTGCTACAGCATATCGTTTTGTGTTAAAACAAAATAAGCAAAACTATTATAACGTATTCCCATTAACTTATTTCTCAGAAGGGAATTTTAAATGGTTCTTAATTAATCAAGCTGACCAAGATAAGATATCTGTTGGTTCTTATTTGTATTTAAAGAACTCAACAAACCCTGCGTTAGATACACAATTCAAGGTATTAGATATTGAATCTAAAAGTGCAAACTTTTTAAATGATTCAAACTACCAGCCTGCTGGAGTTTACTTTAAAATAAAAGTATCAAGTTCTATTTTACCTAGTGTATTTACTTACACTGGAAATTCTACAAGAACTACTGTTAGTAACGTTTTAACTAGCTATTATTCAGTTGCCGAAAATGCTATATTTTATGGTACAGGTTTAAATAATATGTCTACAGGTAATAATAATTTGTATTCAGTTACAACATCTATTGCCGCTCGTCCTAGTGTAGATGCTAGATTTTATGTAGAAATAGATTCGACTGGTGCAACAGATACTTTTCAGTATTATGTAATGGTTGACGGAAAGGGTAAGATTAAGATATCTAATATACCTATACCAATTGCACCTAATGTAGATATTACATTAACGTATAGTGGCACAATATTAAACTCTACTTTTTCTTCATATAATGTTACTTTATCATGTAAGATAAGATTTGCTACAGCAACAGGTCATAAAGTTGGAGACTATTGGGTTGTCAATTGTAGAGCAGATTCAAACCCTAACAACGTTCCTATTATTGTTAACATTTTTGGAGGAACTTTTGGTTTTACAAGTGGAGGTACTGCTTATGCAACACTTCCAGGATGGAATGTAAATTCATTAAATAACAGTGATAGGCCAATTTATCCTGGTGCTATTCTTAAATTTACTGCAAAGTATTCAGCTACAGGAACTGAGATATCAAAGCAATTTATATCTAGTGGAACTTATGCCAATATAGAAGAATGGTTTATTGAAGATGGAGCTTGGACATCGGCAGACTTTTTAGGTGAAGGTACTAAGTATGTAACATTTAGAAGAGTAACTGCATTCCCTGTTAACGTATTAAATCCTACTGCTAGTCAAGGAGGTTCTATTTCTAGTTCATCACTTATTCAACCTGTTGCCATGATAATAGGCAGAGAATATGTGGATTCATCTAGTACGTACTTTAATGTTTCTTTGACCGTTGCTCAACAAGAAATAGCTACATTATTTGAAACAGAACCAAGTCTTACGTCACAAGATATATACTATGAATTAACTAATACGTTCCCTATTGTAAATGGAGCACATCAGGGTAATGAGCAAAATCAAGTATTAAATAGCACTAATGCTATTATTGATTTAAATAAATCTTTTGTTGCATATCCTAATAGAGATTTTAATGCGTTCTCATTTGGTAATGGATTAGAAAGTGATAGAATTAGGGATGCATGGAATGCACCTACTATGCAGTTTAGCCCACGTGCTAATGCTGTAATAGAGAATTATGGCCAACAAGTTATATCTCAAGGATTAACATACAGTGGTGTATACGTACAAAATACAGCATTGAATGGATTAAATGAATTTAACCTTGGCAATGGTAACTTTAAATATTTAGATTTATCATTCGGATCAATTCAAAAGCTTCATGCTAGAGATACTGATTTAGTTGTATTCCAAGAAGACAAAGTATCTAAAGTATTATATGGTAAAAACTTATTAAGTGACTCTGTAGGAGGTGGAACAATTGCTTCTATCCCTGAGGTACTTGGTACTCAAATTGCCTATGTTGGTGAATTTGGAATCGCCTTTAATCCTGAAAGTTTTGCCAAGTGGGGTAATGATTTATATTTTGCTGATTCAAGACATGGGTCAATTCTTAGTTTAGGATTTAATGGTATAAATGAAATTTCATCCAATGGGATGAAAGCATGGTTTAAAAATAGCTTAACTACAAACAATGTTAAACTAGGTTCTTTTGATCCTTTTTATGAGCACTATACTTTAGCTGTAAATAACAATGAAATTGCCAATCCATGCTACATGAATGTTTCAAAAGAATATTTGCAGTTTGGATCAACTGCATCTACTCAATCATTCCAAATTGTATCAAATAACGAATGGTATATTAATCCAGTTGGTGTTGATTGGGTTACGTTAAGTACAAGATTTGGAGAAGGTAATTTAATTATTGATGTAACTGTTACGGCTAGTACACAGCCAAGAAGTGTTACATTATTAATTAATGGATGTCAAAATACAGATAGATTAGTTATATTACAAAATATACAAGCATCTACTACGACGAGCACTACATCAACTAGTACAAGTACTACTTCAACTAGTACAAGTACTACTTCGACTAGTACAACTTCTACTACAACAGCAGGTCCTACTATTTTTGATTACTATTATGCTACTGTATACGACTGTATAGATTGTGGTACTCCTTTAGAATATGATGTAGTAGTCATATTCCCTCAAGGATCAACAATAATAGGAAACAGACATTATATAAGTTACCGAACAGGATATAATTATCTTGTTACAGGTAATGCTAGTTATGATGAATATGCTGAACTATTAGATACTACTCCATATACATCTTGCTCGAATGCTTGTTTTGGAACAACCACTACAACAACATTTGGTCCTACGACTACAACAACCATAGCTCCAACTACTACAAGTACGACGACCATAGCTCCAACTACTACAAGTACGACGACTACGACGACTGCGGCTCCTACGACGACTACGACGACTGCGGCTCCGACAACTACTACTACTGTAGCTCCGACTACGACGACCACAACATTGGCTCCGACTACGACGACCACAACACAATATATAGAGCCAGGTCCTACAGTTGAAAATAGAACATTCTACACGTTAAATTAAAAAACAATGCCATATACCTCGCTAACCCAAGCTAGAGAAAGTGTAACAAATCCTTTAGTAAATAATGGATCTACCATTCTATATGGTAATAGTAATAATCTAGATACTGGTACAACTTTTTATACTAACACTGCTAGAACCGTACTTGCTCCTGCAGGTAATTATGTAGTAGCTACAAACTATAAAACTTATTATGTAACAATAGGTGGTAATGGTATGATGACTGGAGCTGCTCAAGAATTAATGCAGGGAACAGATACCAATTGGGTTGATGATTTAATAAAAAATGGAGATGCAAACATATCTAACTGGATTAGTCAGGGTGGTACATCTTTGGTTTTAAATGGAATGTTACTAACTGATAACGCTTGGACAACAAGACCTTATCCAGGACCTAAAGCTTGGATTATTGACGTTGGTACAATATCAACTAGTCCAATTACAAACATTGACCTATCAGACATGAAGGGTTATGATTTGCGTTTAATTACAGGCGAGTATGTTAATAATCAATTTGTTGCAAATGACAGTTTTGTAAATACAACTTCTGCAATTATTCACTTAGCACCAGATCCTAATAGAGTTAGTGTTATTGGTAATATGAAGTATTTCTTCCGTCCTGATTATTGGATTCCTACAAGAACATATAATCAACCTTCTTTTTATAGAAGGATGCCAACTATTGATCCAATTTTACAGAGTAATGGTGCAGAAAAAATGTGGATTGATATGGCTGTGCCATTGCAAGATATAATTAATGCAGTATCACATACGGTAAGACAATCTACAAGATTGTTAAAAGGTATTACTCAGTCAGAAGATGTTTCAACAGACTATGGTTATACTCAGGTAATTCCTAGAAATAAACGATTATTTTTTGATGGAGATAATGCATTTCGTACTTCTGTTGCAAAAGCATGGAATGTAAGTTTCTTTGATGTTGATATGTCTGATTTATGGCAAAATAGAGTAACAGCATTAGTGGAAGCACATAATGTACCTGAGGCTGATAGAGCTACTTGGAGATATATTAGAAATGGATTCAACTGGTCTTATTCTGAGGTAAATCCTTATTCATGGACTTGGCAATGGGGTTCTGGTACGGGATTGTATGAGTTTGGGCTTGCTTCTCAATTTTTAGGTTATTGGGATACATCTGCAAATATTAACGCAATACATCATGAATATGATTTTGAATATTTAGCATCAAGTTTTGATTCAGAAGCCGCAGGAGTTGCATGGAATAAAACACTAAATGATGCAAAAAGAGTAGCTGATAATTTACGTGCAGATGGTATTGTTCCTTATGTGGGTTCAGTAAACCCTCAATTCTCAGCATATGGAAATGGTATTTATCAGTCACGTTATGTAGGTGCTCCAGGATATGGATGGGAGTCTATGGAACCAGGAAACACAATTACAAATACAAGACTGTATTCTGATTACAATGATTACTACATAAATGGGACAATTACCTATGAACAGACAGCTTGGTATAAAGCTTGGTTTAAAGGTAGTATGCAGAATTTTAAATATCAATATGTAACAAACTATCAATTAAAAATGAATGATGAATTTCAAATGTATTCATTAGTTCATAATACTGATATTTCAAGAAAAGCAATTGATCAAATTATGGGCGTTGGCCATGATAGATTAGTTTGTGCATATTTTTGGTATAAACAAGAACCTATTGCTGGTGCCGATTTTGTTTACTCACGCCACGAAATTAATACTAACGGTAATTTATATTTTACAGATTCAAATAGACTTGAAGTTTGTCCATCTCAAATGTACAATTTTGGTATTTGGTCTATGGCTTATGCTGATGGATTATTTATGTGGTGGTTTGGTACCGTTGGTGAAGAGAATGGAGCAGCAAGAGCAACTAGAGAAGCAGGAAATACACGGTGGGGTTTTATATATGGCGAATGTAACTGGGTTGGTAAGAGTTCATTAGACTGGGCTTACGTTGGATATTTTCATGCAAAGCAAAATGATGATATCATTTCAGCTAATACACAATGGTTAGTTCCTGACTTGTCAATTGGTGGTGGAGCATGGACAACAGGCACAGCAAACTATCCTGTTTCATTATATAATATGGCTAGACCACTTGCTAGATATAAATTATCAGCAGATGGCACTGAAGCTTTAGTATTAATTTACAATGGTTTTGGAAATAGCTATACAAAGAGTACCTTTACGTATAGATTACCTGCAAAAAACAATTATCAATTTACTGTAGATTGTTGGGGTAATTTCACTACAGTAATTAGACTTAAAAATTTATAATGAAATTAAGATTTATCTGCGCTCAACCTGCTATAAAATATTATACATGGCAGGTTGAAATTTTAATTAAAAATTTTATGTCCATGGGTATCAACCCTAATATGATGGACATCGTATGTGCTAAACAAAACGGAGAAATTCCTGAGGAATGGAGCATGTTGTGTAACAAATACAATATGGTCCGTTTCTTTTTTTATGACGATCAAAGAGAAACAAAGCATTATATTTCTTCAATACGTCCAAACATATTAAAGCAACACTTTGAAGCTCATCAGTACCTAAAGGATGAAGCCATTTTCTACCACGATTGCGATATTGTTTTTACAAAGCAAATAGATTGGGATCAATATCTTAATGATGACAAGTGGTATGGAAGTGATTGTAGGTGGTACATAGGACATGACTATATTGCTTCTAAAGGTCATGGCATCTTAGAAGACATGTGTCGCATCTCTAATATTGATCCTGAATTAGTTAAAGCTAATGAGTTAAATTCAATTGGTGCTCAATACTTAATGAAAGGCATTGACGCAAATTTTTGGAATCAAGTAGAACGTGAT